TGAGTTTGAGCAATCCTGAAGTTTTTTGAGTGGTTGCCGCTCTTTTTCCTTTCGTCCCCGCTCAGGGGGCATTTTTTATGCATGAAAAGAGGTCGTTTTTGAGCACCATGTACACCAACAACGTCAAAAGGGAGCTCGTTGCCTGCGGATGGAAAGAATGCACCGGCTGCGGGTATTTGTTGGAGACTCCTGATTACTCGAAGTGCTCAACCAACTGGAGCGGCACACAGCCGCGATGCCGCAGTTGCTTCAAGAGCTACCGGGATGCGAACGCTGATCGGCTCAGGGAGTACCGGCGAGCGAATCAGTCGCGGTCTTCGGAGAACTACCGCAGTTATAAGGCGAGAGTTACGCAGTGTTGCTCAGCCAAGGGTTGCGACAAGAAGGCGATCAGCAACGCTGTGGGAGCGCTGTGCGACATGCACTACAGGCGCATGCAGGTTCACGGCGAACTGGAGTATGTAAATCGCAGGCCGCGAGGCGAATCTCATCACGCCTGGAAAGGCGATGGGGTCAGCTACACGTCAGCGCATGAGCGGGTGATGCGTCTTCGCGGAAAGGCTAGCGGTCATCAGTGCTGCGACTGTGAGGGTCAAGCCGCTGAGTGGAGCTACAACCACCAGGGGCTGGTTGAGCTTTCGGCTTCGTTCATGTGGGAAGGCAAGCTCAGAGAGGTGAAGTATTCGGGCGAGCCTGCTGACTACGAACCTCGTTGCAAGTCGTGCCATATCAAGTTTGACCAGAAGGTGTCGGGCTTTGCGTCCGCGTAAACCTCGCGGTTTGGGTACGGCTGGATCTCGCCTGTGGGATGCCACGATTGACGAGTTCATGATGGATGACAATCCGCCAAAACTGGCGCTGCTGGAGCACGCCTGCCGGGTGAGTGATGTCGTGGCGAAGCTCGAGAAGGCCTCCGCGAAGGAACCTTTGGTTGTTCGGGGCAGTGCAGGCCAGTTGGTTTCGCATCCGAATATTTCGGAGTGCAGGGCTCAGCGGTCGCTGCTGATGAATCTGCTGTCGAAACTCAATTTTGATGACGAGGGCTGATTGTGGCGATGAAAAAGACTCGCCGCCGCCGGGAGGCTGGGCCGATCGGCGCTAAACCAAGTTGGGAACGTTTACGCGACTTCTATCTGTCGCGTTGGAGCAAGGAGAACAAATAATGGCGTATGCGACTAGCGCGGACGTTAGTGAGCTGTGGGCTAAAGAGCTGACTGAGGAAGAGACAGCTTTGGTGGATCGCCGGCTGGAGCAAGTCGAGCGGATGATCTTGCGTCGTGTGCCGGATCTGCACGAGCAGGTCGCTTCCGGGGCTATCGCCCAGGAGGACGTTGTTGATATCGAGGCGGAGTCCGTTTATAGGGCGGTTAGGAATCCTGATGGAATTGTTCAGGAGACCGAGGGTTCATATTCGTATATGAAATCTCAGGCGGCGGCGGATAACACTCTGCGGATCACTTCTGAGGAGTGGACAACGCTGGGTGTGAGAGTCGGTGCGATGTTCACGATTGTCCCGAACGTGGTGATGCCGCGATGACTAGCAACGGAGTTGCGTCGTCCAGCGTCGGACTCCTGAAGGGAGTCCTAGCGTGACTCTTCTGAATAGGTCCACGGATGTTGTGACTGTCTACGCTGAAACGTGCCATCCGTGCGTCGATACCGATGGGAATAAAATTACTCGCCCGTCGTCAGTCGGACAGGTGGTCAGAGCGGTGGTGCAACCCGTCAGCTCTGATGAGAGTCAGAATGCCGGGTTCGAGTCGCAGGAGAAGCTGAGGCTTCGCCTCGTGAACTATCCGCACGTGTTGGGTGCCCAGTCTCAGGTGGAGTACCGGGGTAAGCGTTACTCCGTGCATGGCGATCCGCTCGATTTCCATTCGAGCTCTAGGACTGCACACCGCGTCTACACGCTTATCCGAGCGTGATCCGCCGATGATCCGCGTTCAGTCGGTGATGCTGCCTCTGCTCCGGGCTGCACTGCCAGGAGTGTCCGTTGTGTCAGTGATCCCTGATGTGGATCACCGGAAGCTGCCTCTGGTCGCTGTGAGGCGGGAAGGTGGTGTCCGCAACGTGAACCTGCCCGACAAGTACTCAAGACCTGTTGTCCGGATGACCGCTGTGAGCGGTTGCGGTCTGATCCGGGCGGAGGAGCTGTACGAGGCATCCCTCGAGGTTCTGTTTGCGGCTGTGCGGGCGCAGCAGATCGTTCCGGGTGTGGGCTACTTGCAGAGCCTCAGAGAGTCGCAGGGGCCTTCTGTTTCGGTGTCCGACGATCTGTGGGCTGTGGAAGGTTCCCTCGAGGTGGGGCTGCGGGAACAGCCGTCTGAGCTGGCGGAGCCGGTTGCGGAGTAGCTGGTAGTACGACTGCTTCTATACACTCCGTAACCATGACCTCAACCGCAGTTCGGGCGATCGTCGGCGCTCGCGTATCCAGCTTCAACGACGGTAAAGAATCGCAGATCACTCAGCGCACCAAAGGCACCGCTTACGCGGAGTCTCAGGGCTGGAACGTGGTCGGCACATTCGAAGACTTGGATGTGTCAGCGATCAAGATCAGCCCGTTCGACCGGCCTGATCTGAAGGTGTGGCTGACCGATCGTGCGGCCGACTGGGACGCGTTGATCTTCGCGAAGACCGATCGGGTGTTCAGGTCTGCGGCGGACTGTGTGCGGCTGGCTGAGTGGTGCAAGAACAACGGCAAGATCCTCGTCCTGGTGGACGATGGGATCCGGCTGGATTACTTCCACCCGGAGGAAGCTACGGACGCTTTCGCCGGGGCTATGTCGAAGGTGTTCCTGATCCTCGCGTCTGTGTTCGCGGAGATCGAAGGGCAGCGGTTCGTTCAACGAGCCCGTGACCGTGTCACCCAGTACAGGCATCAGCCGCGCTGGGCTTACGGTGTGCCGCCTTACGGCTTTCAGGTGGTTGACCGTCCTGAGGGCGGGAAGATGCTGGGGCATGACCGTGTGGCTCAGAAGGTGCTGCATCAGATCGCTGACGATCTGCTGGCTGGTGGTTCTCTGACGAGGATCACAGCGGGTTTGAACGAGCGCGGTGTGTCGTCCCCGGCTGACAGGCTGCGTGAGCGAGCCGGCCGATCTGTGAAGGGCTCGAGCTGGACAATCATCAGCGTGCAGACGATCCTGTCTAACCCTGCGACACAAGGGATTAAGACTGCGAACGGTAAGGCCGTGTTGGATGCAGCCGGTGAGCCTGTGCAGGTTGGGCCTGCCTCGTTCGACCCGGAGACGTGGACTCGTATTCAGCAGGAGCTGGCGCAGCGCAGCCAATCGGGCAGGCAGCGTCAGCACACGGTCAATCCTCTGTTGGGTGTGGCTAAGTGCTTCAAGTGTGGGAAGAACATGCGTAACTTCCAGCGGACGAACAAGAGCGGTCGGAAGTACCGGTATTACGTGTGCGGTGCTTCGCCTAAAGCGTGTCCGGGTGTGTTGGTGAACGCTGACGAGGCTGAGGCTGAGGTTGAGGGGATGTTCCTCGATGTCCACGCGGATCGGTTTGTGCGTGAGCGTGTGTGGCGGGACGGATCCGATCACTCAGCGGAGCTCGAGCAGACGATCAAGACGATCGAGGCTCTGCGTGAGGATCGTGCGTTGGGGTTGTTCAGCACGTCTGACGATCAGGAGCTGTACAGGCAGCAGATGGCTGCGTTGATCGCTAAGCGTGAAGTGTTGGCGGCTCAACCGGTTGTGAAGGCCGGTTGGGTTGATGTGGAGTCGGATAGGACTTACGGGGATGTGTGGCCTTCTGCGACGGCGGAGGAGCGCCGGAAGCTGTTGGTTGATGCGGGTGTGGTGATGACTGTCGCGTCTAGGGCTGGGTACGTGGTGGAGTTTGATCCCAGTCGTGTTGTGGAGACGTTCTGAACTCGCCTTTGGTGGCGGGTGCAAAACATGCACCTTCCTACTAGATGAGGAAGTAACGGGTTCCTACTAATTGAGGGGATTGCCCGTCCGCACTCGACACGGCGTGTCACCACGGCGTGTCGCAGTTTTTCGGAGTAGTACACCTTCCTACTTATTGAGGGCCCTTTGACCTGTCCAGATTCAAAGTGTCACCTTCCTACTAGATGAGGGCCTTTGGGCCCCTTCGCGACGACCGCAGGTCGCTCGCTGAGCGGATCTCTCGATCCGCGTTAGATTTGCCTTCGCGTTTGTAGCTAGCTCCTCCTGCAGCTCCGCGAAGGACGTTGCTGAACCGAGCGCCTTCTCTCTGCGTGTTCGGTTCGGCTCAAAAACCTGAGGGCCCTTTGGGTGGAGCCCTCAGGAGCTGACCTCTGGTCAGCCT